TTTAGATATAAACCTTGCCACCGCCATACATACCTTGAAGTAAGTTAACATCATTGTTACTCTCTATTTTATCTACAAAAACATGTTTCATGTTAGAAGTGTTCAGTAAGTTTTGCATTGCTAACTGAAAAACTAAATCTGTTGTATCCGCCTGTATACTAGAAAGTTCTCTTTTTATATCTTCTTCAATCTTCTTATTAAGTGCCACATCATTATTAACAAGTATATTAAATATAGCGTTGAATGTATCTGCATGACACGGATCAGTAATCTCTAGCTTTCTTACTTCACCATTAAATTTAGCATTACTGGTATCAAAGTTTTCCATAGAACTCACTCCCTTCTACTTAAAATTCTTCAGTACATTCAATCGATATTTTACTATCTGAATCCATTTGTTTTGGAGTAAAATTCTTAATAAGAACTAAATCGCCCTCTTCGTCATATAGGCCAACAGCACTTATCTTTTGATTAAGCACTCCAGTTTCTCCTGGCATTAATTCAGCAGTAAAAATAACACTTAATCCATCTTGACTAAGTGTTGAGGTTTTAATCTTATTTTTTATTATCTCTCCAGCAACCTGCGTAGCAACTGAACTGGGTTTAATTACATCTCCATTTATATCGACCCCACCAGTTCCCCAGCCGGCCATTACTAACTTTGGTACTGGCGAACCACAATAATGTGCCTTAGCGAGCTTTTGCCTTGCCTTATTTGTTGTTATACTTGTTATAATTCCTGCCATATCCTGTCCTCCTATATATTTTGTAGTAAAATATTTTTATTACTTAAGTCTATCTCACCATTTAATTTATATTTACCATTTAAAGCTTTAAATCTATAAATTTCACCACTGCCTTTTATAGTTGTACTATTTCTAATTAATGCTGATACAAAACTATTTATAGTAGCATTAATAGTATTATTTACTGCTAGGTGAGAAAATGCTTTTTCAGTTATAAAGTAAAAAGTCTTTTTTATTCCATCTGGTCTAATAGCTCCACTTAAGTAATATTCTCCATTTAAGTCAGCTAACCCATTTAATAATAAATGCGTTGGAATATTATAAGCACTGTTATGAAAGCATATAGTAGTATTTATATCTGCAGTTACGCTTATTGTATAACACACTATATACTCTAAAAAATACCTAATTACATAGGCTAAATGAGCCGGTTTAATATCTTCAATAACTTCTTTTAATTGCTGCATATTAAAGTTAAATTCTCCATTTAAATTTATTCTAAATACATATTGTTTTGGTATATTTTCAACATAGCTATCTTTAACAAAGTTTTTAACTATATTTTCAACTTTTGTTATTGTAATAGGGCTTACTTGTGCAAGTTTAGCAATTACTTTAGCTCGTCTAACCTCTATAGTCTTGCCTTTATTATTTATTCCACATAAATCCTCCCATATGTCTATTGCCCATGTACATGTCTGAGGGAATAACTGTCTTTGTAAGTCATCAGTGTCAATATCTAACCTATTCAATGCATTACTTATAGAAACTATAATTTGATTAAACACTTCATCATCAAATAAAAATTCTGGTAAAGACTCTCTTATATATCCATAACTATTCATAGATTATTTCCCCTAATATTATTTTTTCTTCATCTGAGGTTATAACATTCTCTACTTTGCCATTTAATTTTATTCCTTTAAAGTCAGTAACCCCTTCTGTATTGGTGATTATAGCTTCACATTCCTTTAATTTTACGGCTGCACCTGGTTTAATTTCTTGTAGATATTTTTTTATATTATTTTCTATAATGACCTTAGTACTTTCCAATGAATCTGTTTCAAGGCCTGTTATTGTTATATTTAGAACTTTGTTTGTCACAGTAACAATTGTAACTGTAGCTCCTATAGGAGCTTTACCTTCACCTTTCCCATCAGTAGGATCTATATATGTTTTTACATTTTGAATTATCTTATTATCTAATGCGGTTCCATTGTCTCCATAAATAATTATCTTTACGGTACCGGGACCATCCCAGAGTGGAATTGGTTTAACTCCCTTTACTCCATCTATATCTTTAGCCCATCTTTCATAATCACTTTTATTCCCGCTACTAGGTGGATTTTGAACTCTTTGTAATATCCTTTCTCTATATTCATCATTTGTTTCAACATTACTACCACCCTGAATTTCTTCTTCATTTGTTACACTTGTTACACCTGGAATAGTAACAGGTATTTCCACTATATTGTTTATAGGCACATTATACTTAGTACCTATATCTATGGCCAATATATCAATACTAGCTTTTCCATTTACTATAACGCCATCTTCCATTGTTATATATTGCAATCCTGTCTTTGTTTGTACTAAACTGTTTTTTTTAATATAAGCAGTATTCGCACCTATAAATGTAACCTTACCACTAGCTTTCTTTCCTTTATTTTTTGGTATTCCTCTTGATTCTCCTAACAGTTCCAACCATTCATCATAACTTGTTTGAACAAAAACTAAGTTTAGAATTTCATTTAGTTTCATTCTATTTTGGAATATCTGTTGCGATGTTGGGGAAAGTGCATCATGTATAAAAGAACCCTCCGACTTATCTATATCATCAAATATATCATTTTTCATTTTCTCACATATTTCTAAATCAGATTCTTCTGTATATCTATTAAACACATATATTCACCTCCCCATAAACAGTTTCTACTGTGAAATCAATATCTAGTTTAGCTCCTTCAATTGTAATATTTAAATTATATATGTCTTTTAAATAAGGATTAATTAAAAGAGCCTCTTTTATATACCGTTCAACCTCTAGCTTTAATGCTGCATTGCTTAGTCCTTTCCCTATGAGTGAATCTAATTCATGTCCATAATTCCAGCTATAGGCCAAGTGTCTATATCTTTCAGTTTTTAATGCCTTCCATATCCATACTTTAAGAGCTTCATTTCCTTCAACTACCTTAAACTTACCATTCTCTAAAATAAATTTGTTTTTATCAAAATCCCATGCATATTCCTTACATAATGGTAATTCTTCACCTTCTTGTATTGTCTCTTGTATGGCCTTATCTAGTATTTCAGTATCATTAGGTAGAACACTCACATTCTCACCACCTTAGACAAAATAATATATGTTTGCCTATTTTCCATTGCTAGTAGGGCAACAATATCACCTGAGTTTAGTTTGCCTTTCCAATACTCATCTACAAATAAATTATCGCCGTCTATTTGTAGATCTTCTACTTTTACTATAGTACTTGTAACCATTGTGCCTAATTGAATAGCAGGAGGATTATTATCCGATCCTCTCTTTTTTATTATGTTTATTAGTTCAACATATGGGTCTTTCATATGCTAATCCTCCTTTGAATCCATTTCATTTTTATAACTTAAGTCTAAAGTCATAGTATATTTGTTGCTTCCCATTTCCCAAATATGAGTATCTCCATCTATATACAATAGACCATTTTGTAAGCTATCTATATAAAATATCTTAGTTTTTATAGCATACCCTGTTCTACATTCCCAATTGCCTAAAGCCTCTATGCTACATTCCTGATCAGCACCATGCAACATGTTTCCTGCAACCTGAGTAGGGTTTTTATCCTCTTCTTTTTGATATGTCTTTTGAATTATTCCATAGTATTCAAAAAGACTAGAATTTTCTACCTTGCTTAGATAATTACCCTTATCATCATAAATTTTAACCCTTCCAACCATGTTTTCCATGGTATCTTTATAACTTGTATTAATAACATTCCCGACATCATTATCCTTTTGGAATGCATTTATACATGTCAATTCATAGTCAACTACAGTAGCTCCTTTTTCGATAATTGAAACTTTAGTACCATCACATACTGGAATATACTGTTTCCCATTCTGCTTAGATACCTGAGTAAGTACTTCCATTATTGCCTCATATGCTGTTTTATCCTGTATAAGCCTATTAATTCTTATTCCTGTTTCAGGCATATTTCCACATTGTAAGCCCAATTCAGTTATAATTTTTTTTACTGCATCCTCTGCTAGTATATTCTTAAAATTAAAAGTCACAGAGCTTTTAAGGAGATAAATCAAATAATCATAAGCCATAATAACCAATTCCTGATGGGAATTTAGTTCTCTTTCCCAAACAATGCCTCTAAATATCTCCTTTCCATCTAGTACAATCCATATCTTTGAGCCTACTCCTATTTGAACATTTTCATGATTTCGGTCAAAAATGCTATAAAAAAAAGTCGCCTCGAGTTTACGAGCAACTTCATCTTTACTGCCACTTATAATTATTGTTTTAAGTAAATTTGTAGCATTTTCTTTCCAGTATCCATTTTGATTTTTATACATTATCCAAGACTCTATCATAAAGTTAACACCTGCCCAGGATAAATTAGGTTAGGATTTTTTATATTATTTCTACTTGCTATATCTTTATATTTCATACCATTACCATAGTACTTCTTTGCTATATTCCAAAGGCAATCTCCTTTTTTTACTGTATACCTTGTACCTGCAGAAGGCTTTTTAGTTGCAGGTCTTGGTTTCTGTGCTACATTATTTGATTTTGATGTGTTAACGGACTTAGCCACAACTTTTCTATATTCTTTAAAGTTTAAAGTAAAATAAACATCTCCAGTACCATCCCTCTCACCATATTGAAAATCCTCTATATAAAAAATTTGATTTACATTACTTTCAGTTATAAGTACTCTTACTTGCCCTAACTTCCTAAACCTTTCTATTAAAGCAACACATTCGTATGGTTTGGGGAAATTTGTATACTGACAAAAGTCATATACTTGAGCAGGAAAAAATGATGATAAAGAAATAGTAGCAAGCCCTGACTTACCTAATAAATTAACCTCGCCAACGTTCTCTACTACTATAGTTTCATTCATATTTCCAACACTAACCTCGAATTCTGAAGGTGGCACTGGGAGTTGTAGCTTGTCTTTATTTTGTAAAAGCCAAAATTCCATAAAGTACACCTCCTACTATGCCATATTAAAGCTAGTCTTTTTTAGTTTTCTTACAAGAGCATCAACTATTTTATCAATGTCAGATTCTTCTCTTACAACTATAGTATCAGCTAATTTTGCAATAGTAATGCCTCCAAAACCTTCTTTAAGGCTTCTATTTTCTTGAGCTGTAAGAACTCTTTCACCTTCATGCAGTTCTGCTAGATATCCATTGTAAGGCACATTTGACATTCCTGTGGCATGACTTCCATCAAGCTTACCTTTAACCCAACCAGCACCTTTTTGAACCAACTCAATAGTTCCTTTAATAGGATGCTGGAAGAATTCTCTTAGTTCATTCCATTTTTTCTTAATTGCCTCAGCAAATTCACTACATTTTTGTTTAACATTTTCAAAAGTTTCTTTGATACTCTCTATTTTAGGTTTGATAAAGTCTATTACTGCCCTTGTTTTATCCTGAATGCCACCCCAATTGTGTTTCCACGCCTGATAAAGTAATATACAAGCTCCTATTATAACTGCTATGATTGCCACAATCGGATTAGCTGCTAAGAATGCAAAAACTCTCCCTGCAGTCTTAATTATTCCCATACCAACTGTTCTAAAAATTTTAAGGACAGACATTAATCCCTTTCCTATTCCTTTTCCTGCTATACTAATAATTTTTAAAACAGTCTTAAAAGCAACAGTAGCCCCTCTACCTATTCCTTTAAAAACAGTGCCGAAACCTTTACCTATTGTTTTAAGCACAGTTAAAGTTCCTTTTAATCCTTTTGTAATTCCCTTTCCTGTAAACTTGCCAATACTTTTAAGAACATTTAATGTACCTTTTAAACCTTTCCCAATTCCTTTCCCTGTAAATTTGCCTATACTTTTAAATACGCTACCAATTCCCTTTAAATTATTCTTAGATGCTCCCTTTAGAAAACCTAATGCTGTTTTTAATTCTAAAAGTTCCTGCTTTAGTTTTCTTATATTTTTAGGTACATGTAATATAGTTTTCATAATTCCTGGGCCAAATTTTAAGCCTGCCAATATTCCTAGTGCTGCTTTAGGATTTTTACCTGCAAAATTTAAAAGAGGTTTGACTAGTTTATATGCTTCACCTGCTAATTTCCCTACTGTTTTTAACACATCTCCTATACCTTTTAAGGTATTTTTAACATTATTAAAGCCTTTTTCTATCTTTTCAGGATGTTTTTCTAAATCATCAAACCATTTTAAAAGTTTTTGACCTTGAGAATTTGCAAAATTTTCTACTTGTTTTTTTATAGCTCCAAATGCCTTAGATTGAGAAAAGCTTTCAAACCTTTTATTTACTTGTGCTAAAACCTTATTTATTGGAGGAAGAAATGCTTTACCAATATCTGCTCCCATACTTTGCATCAAACCTGTCGTTGTTGACCATTGTCCTAACATAGTTTCAGAAAGTGCGTCAGCTCCACCAGCATAATATGGATTTAATTTGTTTTTTACAATGCTATTATAAGCAGTGTTAAATTGATCATCAGTAAGGTTAGACATTTTCGTTTTCGTTGCAGCTCCTGAATCTTTAACGAAATCATCAGCATGAAAAGTAAATCCGAATTCCTTCATTCTTTCAGCTTCACCTTGCTTTAGATCCGCAAGAGCTTCCATTGCATCCATAACAGTTTTTCCTGGATTAAGTGCTGCCATGTTTTCAGCAAGCTTTACAAGTTCCATACCACCTTTTGTATCGCCTTGCATTATATTAACAGCCCTACGTCCCGCAGATATAACCTCATTGGTACTAAATGGCGTTACATTGGCATTGTGTCTTAGCTGTGCAATATAATCTTGTGTGGCTTTTTCAGCATCAAATCCTTTTTTACCCTTGTTTTGATATCCTATAAAATGTTCCATAGCGACTTCTTCTTGTTCTAACCTTGCACCAGCCCCTATTGTTGCATCAAACCCAGCTTTAGCAGTAGCTCCAAAAACAATTCCTGCGGCTAAATTTTTAAGATTGAATATACTATTTTTTATACCAGATATTACTTCCTTAGTTTTATCTATTGCTTTTAACACAACTCTATGAGGCCTTCCAGTTAAATTCCCTAAAGTGCTAAGTATATTCCTAAATGTCTGTCTGGTCATATCCCTTGCTGCAATTGTTATAGGTTTATTTTGATGTAGTCTTCTTAAGTTGTCTCTAACTTCTATTGTACTTCGCATGGCTTGGGTATTATCTACTCTAATTTTAGCTTCTACTCGAGTTTTTGCTGCATGTTCCATAGTTTCTCTAGCACGCTGTACAGATTGTTTGAAATCATTTGTCTGACTTATAATTTGTTGCATAGAAGCCATGTAGTTATTAGTATTAAACTCAATACGAGCACCAAGTCTTTCTTCATCAGCTATATGTCTCACCTCCTTTTTATAGGAATAAAAAAGACATCTTTAAAAGATGTCTTTACTCATATTTCTGATCTAATATTATATAAATAAAGCTTACATTTTCACCCAATGCATTTATGGTAAAATTATAAACCCCATATTTATTTCTCCACTCTGTTTTTAAACTATTTTCAAAATCGCATTGAACAGGTGATATCCCTAAACTTTTCAATATATTTTCGTTTTCTTCCGGATAACTAATTTTATCTTTAGGAGTAATTGTTATTCTAGCTGCAACCTTATCTATAAATAGTACTTCTATTTCATAATTGTTTTTTTCATAAATATTAGCAAAGCATTTTATGGTCTCACTAGAATTCTTAGGATGCCAACTAGTCTCTTCTTTTTCTTTTGGTTGTCCTAGTAAAGAATTAATATCTTCCTCACCTTTGTTTTTAACTTCTTCAATTTTAAACAAAGATTTAATATCTTCTTTTTTAACTTCTTGTTTAACACTAGTTTCAGTATCTATTTTTTCTTCTTTTTTAACTTCTTGTTCCTGATTGACCTTATCATTGTTTTTTACAACTTCCGTTTTCTTTTCACAAGCTGCTAAAGACATAGCTATAATAACACCAAGCATTACTATAAATATTTTTTTCATAACATCAACCTCCTAGTGTCATTATACTACATCCACGCTAAATATTGGCACCTTTTCTCTCTCCAATATTAATTCCTTGCGAGTTCTTTCCTCTATCTCTTTTTCAACGAAAGCTCTTAATACTAATTTGTCACCTGGTTCCAAATTCCAGTATTCTGATGGTTTGTTTAACCTTTTAGTTTTAAAAAGGTAATACATGGTGTTTACTTCACCATCAGAATTTATTAGTTTTTTATTTCCTCAACCGCCTTTTTACCAAAACCACACAACTCGTTTATATGGTTATACAAAGTTGCAATTTCTCCTGGTTTACCTGAAAACATTATTTGAACCAATTCTATAGGAGTGCGTGCTTTAAAATGTTCCATAAGTTCTTTAGATTTTAAGCTTGGCTCTTTAACCCCTTCTATAACAGTTAGTAATTGTATTTTATTATAATCTATATCGCTAATAGCATCTTCATCTACAGTTACCCCAGCCTCTTGAATTTCATTATATTTTTCAATTCCTATTGCCTGGATTGTAAATATAACATCCTCTCCAAATGCCTCTGATAAGCTTTGTATTTTAACCTCTTTTGTAGGTATTTTGACCTTACTTGTATCTGATTTTAATAATAAATCCATAACATTATTAGCCATTAATATTCCTCCTTAAAAGTAAAATCAGCCATAATCTTCTATGGCTGTATCCAATCATAAATTTCATACTCTGAGAATGTAAAAGGTATACTTTCTTCAAGTATCTTTTTAGCTTCCCAATTTACTAAGTCAAATTCATCAAAGGTTGCATCTTTTATTGCTACACGCTCTGCACCAACCACATCAGGATCATCTAGCTTACTTACAATAGTGCAAACTACACTCTTGCCTTCCTTTAATTTATTAGCTAGTTTTAAAAGCATCCTAGAGTTAGTTTTATTTAATTTTAAAGTTCCACTACCTTCAAAGCCTACAACCTTATATTTTTTACCCATAACTTTGCACATTTTAACTTCTTCTTTTATAAGTTTAACTTTAGCCTGCAAGCCTGTTGCATTGTCTAAGTAGTCTCCATCTAACCAGCACTCACCTTGAGTACCAGATATAGTTTTTTGTGCATCATATGCCATCTAGTACACCTCCTAAATAGTTACATTGATATTGAAGTCTTCCATTGCATCTGTCCATTTTAAATTAGAAGCTATAAACACTTTATCTTTTGTATTAGCTTCTTTTAAATCCTGGTCTTTCATGTTCTCAACATCTTCTCCAATAGATTCCAAATAAATTTTCTGTGCTGCTACGTCTATAAAAACTTTATTATACTCAGTTAAAGAATTATCTAGTAATCCTTCAAGCGCTAACTGGTCATTATATGCCTGTATAGCTGTTATAAGCAATATTTTATTATCATAGGTGTTTGCATATTTGCCAAGATAATAATCGCTTACTGTACGCTTTACATCATCATGCCACATATCATTCTTGTCCACTATTAATATTTTTCTAAAGTCCTCACCTTTATCCTTAGTAGTAGTAACTAAGGAGTTTATAGCTCTTGCAATCTTACACTTTTCACCATCATTAATTAAAATTAATTTGCCTTCGTTTATTGCTTTATCTGATTCTTCTTTAGTTAAATGAGGTACATCATCAACTTCTGGAAGAACCGTATAAGTAGCACTCATGTTAAGAGGACATCCTGCCAAAATGCCTGCTATTCTAGAACAGTATTGAGTTGCTGAATATGTTTTTTCACCAACTATAATATTATCTGTATCAAGATTAATAACTCCTTCATGATCTGCTGTAGTGTGTGGTAATACAACTTTAATTTTCACATCTTTTGTATCTCTAAGTCCTTTTGCCCAAGTGGCTATAATATTTGCTGCTTCTTTTTCTATGAACGGTATTGCTAAATAATTGAATCTAGTTACTTCTAAGTATTTTAAAGCTTCATCATAATTAGTAGCCTCTGGTTGTATCGCATAAACTATTACTTTTTTAGGCGGATTAACTCCTCCTCGGAGCGCCAACTCTATCTGTTCTTTATTTTCTATAGTAAATCCTGTTGGAATATCTGGTATAGTACTTATGTTTATAGGATTATTTACTGGACCTGTTTCCTTTAATATAAGAGCTACAATTCCTCTTTGCCCTCTCTGCATAGCAGTACTAGCTTTGGTTTTAAAAGTTATATTTACATTAGGTAATCCTAACATTCTCTACACTCCTTTCTTTTATAAGATGATATCTTTCATTACATTAGAGTTCTCAATATCTTTTTCAATTAGTTCATAGTAGTTAATAGGTACCTGGAAGTGTAGTATCGTGCCAATTCCATCATTAATTATTTGAGATTGAGCATTGTCTAATTTGATATTTCTATCTTTAATGGCAATATGACTTTTAAACATATCTTCCAAATCATCTGTCATATTTAACACTTCTTCAGTAGAATTTACTTCCTTGGGAAAGTACTGAATATCAACTAATAAGAACCTAGACTTAACATTCTTGCTTTCTCTTGTTGAACTACCAGGAATTAATTGCACAAAAAAAGCAGGTGATTCAAAACCCTGCTGTATCTTTTCATCATATATATTTATTCCAGGATACTTCTCACTTAATTTTAAGGTAAATGCATCCCTTATATCGTTATACTTAATCATATACTATTCTCCTAACACTCTATTAATCCAACGCTTTAATTCACCTGGCAATTGAGCATTTAATTCTTCTACACTTATTTTCAACATATGCACTCCAGGAACATAAGCTATAACTCCTTTTGCTTTATAGTGTTTAGGATTACTAGTTACTCCTAGCCTTGTTCTATGTCCAAATTCCACATGAGGTGCATATTCAGTATTATTGAAAACTTCTATATACCAGCCATTGTCTCCCCTTACCATATCACCTATTTCCCAATTTCTTCTCAACTCTCCTGTATCACCTACTGGAGTTCTTTGTTTAACTTTTCTTAGTAACTTATTTGCCAATTTTAATATTTCAGTTTCAATTCCCTCTGGAAACTCTACTTTTATTCTTTCTAATTTAGCTATCCATTCATCTAAACCATCAATTTCAAACATTTAGTTTCTATCCTTTCTTGTTAAAGGTACCTCTAAATGACTTGAATAAGGAAATGGCTCTCCAGCTATATAATTTTTTTTCAGTCCACTTTCAAATGTTACCTGAACATCATCACCTGCAGCAATATTTGTGTCTGGTCTACAAAACATAACAACTGTATATTTTATATTAGCTACTGTTTCAGTTTCGCCTAGTATTTGAGGTTCTTTTTTAGAAATAGCACATTTAACACTTTCTGCCTTTATCCCATTTTTAAAAGCTATAGCTCCATTAGGTTTTGTATATGGTATTTGACCGCTTATTGTAGCTTTATCAAAGTAAGTTAATTCAAGGAGTGCTGCTTCATCCATACTACCAAGCCACCTTCCTAAAACTATTTAATTCTTTCATGTCTAAATTGCTAAAATTTAATAGTGTTTTTTCATCTTTCTCAGACATGGTAGCAAATTCAATTTTAGTATCTCCCCTCTGAATTGACTTAACTTCCCTGCTACTGTTATCACTGCTTGTTGATTGTAGCTTATACTGCATTATGGAAATAACTTTATCCTCTACAAAACCTTGAAGCTCTATAGGTAATTCTTTTAAATTACAATAATTAAGCACCTTTTGAGTAACTTTACTTATATAACGATTAATAAGTTTATCCTTAGAGTTATCTATTATCTCTAAAACATCTTTTATATTTTCAAGCATATTAACACCTTGTATAATGAACATATAGTAAAAATTCATTATACTTTTCCTTTCTTAAAGATTTTTACTATAATTATCATAAGACGCTGTGGATTAGT